ACAGTTTACCGTCTTTTTGAAACGACAGAGAATCGTGAGCACCGCACTTTCCGGCGGTGCTCATACATGTGATCAGCGCGCGCTTCCATACCCTGGATCTATAAAGACGCTGTCTTTGATACAAATGAATATCCCGGCCACCGTCGCGCAGATGCCGGAAATATAAAGAAATCAAGGGCTTTCACGGTCCTACCGGTCATTCCGGTAGAGCTGTGAAGGCCCTTGATGCTTTATGCAGTTGTCATTGTGCGTGTGCGGTGCCGGAGAAAACTTACCCTCCTGCACACCGTCGAACGGCAAATAATTAAAATGTGGTCGAATAATTAAAAGGTGCTGGAATAATTAAATTGTGCGGGTAATCGTTAAAAGGTGTCATGTGGAGCCTGCTTCTTACCTCTCCTCATCATAGTCCTCCGATGTAAGAAGTACCGCTGGCGTGTATTCGCATCCCGGCACCATCTGTTTGATGATGGCAAAGCACTCTTTGAAATCGTCCCCCGGAAGGATGAAATCCCTTGTGGCCTTGGTCTTATCGGCGTATGTGACCGTGAATGTTGTGACTCCCAGATCTGTCACGAACGGCTCCTCCCCCCAGTTAAGGATAGCCTCAACCGCAGCAGCAGCCTCTCTATACAGTTTCTTAAAGATCGGGCTGGAGGTCTTATATGACCATTTCCTTGGTATATTGATTTTGCTTTCCACCATTGGCGTATATTCATATCTGATGGAATCACAGTCGATAGTCACTTTGTCGCTAAAGGCCTCGTCCACCGGACCGTACCCGGAACCGCCTTTAATCACGATCCTGATAATGTCTGCCATACTGCACCTCAATTCTTCTGTACGCCCATTTTCTCGATCAAGTCGTGGAGGCTTTTATCATGTTGGGCTTGTGAAATGGCTCCTCGCTCCAGAAACATGTCCAGCGTTTTCTTTTGCCGAAGGAATAGAAGTTTGTTCTTCTCCTCATAGGTGAGCGAGGACCACTCCTTGTTTTCGATGTTCACATCCACGCTATTCTCCTATAGTTTCATGCCCACTAATATACGTCGTGATTCTTTCTTTTTCCTCATCACTCATATTTTGGTATTTCTGTAAAGCAAGGAAACCTTCATAGAAGGTGGTTGGAGAACCTTCACTGGAATCCTCGTCTGTGATGATCTTGTTGACCTTCGTTATTGGTGAAAGCTGATTACCTTCATCGGTCTCTACTACTGGAAGTCCATCCTTCATCACCCAGTGGAAATGATGCTCATTTATAATCATCTCACCCAGCAAGACTCCGAAGGGAACAGATACATTCCATGCGACATCATCACTAATCAGCTTTTTCTCCCAAAGACTGTGCAAATATTCTATGATTCCGTCAAGATCACTAATGCTGGAAAGAGATGGACTTAGCACAGTTTTCCCTTCTGTGATTTTCTTTCCTGTAGCGATGGCTTGCTCTATGAATGTAGGTATATTTTCTCTGAACTCGCTAATAGTCATAATCATTTCACCTCGTGATCCCGCCATTTTCTGACAGTGCTCTCAAAGGTTCCAAATATCTGACGAGTTTCCCAGTCGCTTTCGCATACTCAATCTCAGAGCGGGTACTGGACCCGATATAGCCGCCGACATTGATCACAAAGATCTCGTCTGCCATATCTATCTTACACTTGTGCATGTCGTCCAGCATTTCCTTGGTGCCCTCGGTCCAGACCTCATCATCGCCAGAGTGACCAAAAAGACCAACGCTGATGACGACGTTGCCCTTCAGTGTCAAACGCTTCTGGGCATCCATGAACGCATCCTTGAATCGGGTGCTGCCACAGAGGGTGATGACTTTATACTTGCCGACCATATCCGATCTCCCGTCTAATTACGAAACTATCATACCGATAATCTCTTGTATTTTTCGCCCGGTAAGTACAGCATAGTCTTCCATATTGGATTTCAAAGTCGCTGATGTAACATAGTCACCCACGGTAGCAGATACTACTTGTTAATCACTTTCCCGTTCTCATCAAGCCTGATGTGTCCATTTTCATCATAGTCAGGAACTTCAACTATGACATCTTTTTGTTGTTTCATTGTATTTTGAACCATTGAAGGGGAAGTGCCATGAGCGGCCATAGTTCTATATTCTTGAGCTTCTTTATAAACTGGTTCCTGAAGTATATCTTGAAACACCTTGTAAATTGCAGGCTGATTGTCTTTCAGCCACTTCATTACATTACTTCTCAGTCTCAAATCGCTTATATAATCAAGGCCGTAATAATGATTAATAATCTCAATCAGAGAATCCCACACTGCTGAGATTCTCAGGTAAAAGGCATCTGCATAGTATCCAAACCAGAACAGTCTCATATAGTGTTCTTCTTTGAATTCGGGAAAATACTGAATCGATTGGCCTTCTTTACCCGGAGAAATATACCAAGGATCATCTGGGATACCTCTATCGAAATAATGCATACACAAAGCATATGTTATACTTAAGTTTCCGACTTTATTGTTATGCCCCATAAGCAATCCATAGAGAAGAGGTCTTCCAAAACTCTGAATAATATCAGAAGAAGCACCTAACTTCGCTTCTTCAATTCGCATATCATTAAAGAGACCAACGCCAAGATATTGGTCCCACTCCTCTTGTGATAAAAGCTCAAGTGATCCTTCAACTCTTACGTTCATAGTTTCCCTGATGTACTGTGCCATCATGGTCCGACGAGTATCCAAGAACAGAGCGTAGTCGAAGATGTCCATCTCCATGAACTCCACCGGAATGCAGTTCTCGGCCAGATTTGCTTCAAGGTCGTCCATCGTTGTGATGCTGCCATAGAAACTTCCTTCACCGGCAACCTGTTTTTTCATGTTCGCCATATATTCACAGGGAGCGTCGTCCTTGATCTTGATGTTGATCTCAGACTGCGTGTACACGTAGTTTGCGATCTGGTTGTAATCCTTCCGGTTGTTGACGCCGTTTTTCTGCAAATACTTTTTCGGGAATATGTGGTGGATGTCACCGCGCTGCTCGATCAGGGACTGAACATCGATCTGACTGGACAGGAAACCGCGTGCACCTCTCTTGACCTGCGCCATCAGGAAGGTCAGGAAGTACGGGCTGCTGGAGACAGAAGTATCAAGCCGCTGCACCAGAACGGTATCCCAGAAGGCATCAGACAACTCACCGGCTTCGGTGTTCTTCAGGAATTGCACCGGGTCTTGCTCTGTGAAACGCTTGATATCATAGTCGATGGCGGATTCTGCTGAACCAGAATAGCGGCCCGTCAGGATAGAAAGCACGATCCACTTACGTACCAGCGTTTCGATCACAGCGGAATCAACCTTCATGTCCTTCAGAGACAGATACAGAATATAGCCGAAGTTCAGTACGTTCTGGGAACGCACCAGTGAGGAATCGATTATGCCGGTCGAGCGGACGATCATCAGATACCGCTTGAAGTTGGTTTCACTGACAAAGGCCTCAACACCCTCCCGCAGCTGCTGGAAGGAGTCCTGCGCGATGCTTTCCAGATTCTCTCTGGTTTCAAAATTACGTCCAGAGAGCAGGCTAACCAGGTCGGCAATCTTGCCTCTCTTGAACTTATGCGTGAAGGAAACGCGGAGCACATCGGCATAGTTGGGCACGTATATGTCCTCCTGCTCCTGCACGATCCATTTGATCTTGTTCAGGGCATCGGACTTGGCGAAGTCAGCATCGTTGCTAATAATCTGCTCGTAGTCTGAAGGCCTCTGCATGAAGTGGCAGAAGTAGTCGATCATCTTTCGGATCTCGTTGCCACCGTATTTATCGTCGGAGGAGATTTTGGACATGGCGAAATCCGCCTGTGACAGCACAACGCCCTGAGAGTTGATGCGGATGAAAATATCCGTAACCTCATCAATGGTCAGTGCCTGCGACAGCTCAGTTACGCCGAGGTTGATGCCTTTGATGGACATCAGCTTCATAAGCGTCTTGTTGATCTCAGGCTGTTGCCCGTCAAGACCGTTGATCTGGCAGTAGTTGTTCACGAACTCCCACGCATTAAAGCTGACGTCAAAGACCTGCGCAATATCCGGAATCCACTTCACGTCCTTCTCAATGGCCGGATTGCAGACCTCAAAGACCTCATCGATGGGATTGAAGGCTATGGTGATCCGCTTCTTTTTATAAGTTGAATCCACCACCTGCTGGCCAACGACCGCAGCCTGAATCGCTGTAATGCGCTGCTGACCATCAATCAGAATCTTCTTGCCAGATGAAATCTTCCCGTCCTTCAGTCGGACGTCCGGATTCTTCCAGACAATGATGTATCCGACCGGGAATCCCTTGTAGAGGGAGTCCATCAGGTCACGGACCTTCGATCCGTCCCATACGAAAGGCCTCTGAATCTCCGGGATGGCTATCTCGCCAGCCTTTATGGAGCTGATAATATTCTCAACGGATGTGCTGTTTACATCAAACTGCGCCATGCCTGCTGTCCCCCTTTACTCGACTCCCAGCGCTTTAAATACTGCATCTTCCGCGCTGTTGTAGGCAGGAGTACCTTCTTGGCTCCGCTGTCCAAGCACACCTGCAGCGCATTGGCCAGCTCCTCGACCTTGATCATCGTGCCGCTTATGCTGATTTCACCCAGCACGGCGAGGCTGCTCAGTGTTGGCTTGTTCAGAGCGATAGAGCACAGTGCAATCAGTGTTGGAAGCGCCAGTTTTCCGGTCATCCCGATGCCCTGCAAGTCCTGATAGTTGATGATGTAGTCCTTCGTGGTCGTGCTGATGGACCCGCTGATCCGGTTTCCGTTGGCCTTCAGGAAGTTAAAGGCGGTATTGGAGGATTCACGGGCATCCCGGTCCGTCCCATGGTATATACCTGACCAGGATTGCAGAGCCCCTCCGGAATCAGCTTGCCACCGCCTTGCTCGGGAACGGAAACAAAATGCTCCTCAAAGCTCTCGTTATCTATGTAGGAGAAGTTGACGTCGTAGAATTCCATGCCGCCCAGTTTCTTGAGCTGCTCTTTGACACGACGGCGCATCTCCAGTGCCAGTTTCAGGATTTCTTCCAGCTGCTCCTTGGTGTACTCACCGTCCGGATACAGCAGTTTGATGAGGCCGCCGACCATCTTCCTGACAGCGATGGTATCGCGCTGATTCAGGTTCTTACCAAGATGATAGAAGTGGTCCAGCGCATCGCCATACTGCTCCTTCCGCAGCTCCCGGATAAACTCGGCGAGGTAGTCTGTGATGAAGCCGTAGTCATCGGTGAAATGCTCCGGACGGAACTTCGGAATCTCCCAGCCGGGGATATAGCAATGCATGCGGTCGAGGAACGCCGTATCGGTTCCCATCTCCGGAGGGAACGGATCAAAGAGGCTGCTGGTCTTCAGGAGAACGTCCACGCTCTGATTGATGTTGCCAACAAACACCATCGAAGCGCTGGCGGCCTTTTCTTCCTTGCCACGGGCAAAGGAACCGGATGCCATGTAGTCCTTCATAATCTGGATGCCGTCTTTGTCTTTGAAATTGATCCCGGCCACCTCGTCGAAGGCGACGCAGTCCCACAAGCCGACGAGGCCGACCTGTTTCCGAGCCATGTTGTAGAACAGATTCGCTACAGTCGTCTGGCCACCGGAAACGAGGATGCTGTTGGGAGAGATTTCTTTGAACAGGTGGCTTTTGCCGGTGCTTCTCGGCCCAAGCTCACACAGATTGAAGTTATTCTCTACCAGCGGCACCATACGGAGAAGCAACAGCCATTTTTCACGCTCTGTCAGGGTGTCTGGCTCCATGCCGATGGAGCGGAGCAGGACATCCATCCACTCTTCCTTGGTGAATGACTTCCGGCCTTCCTTCAGTTCGTTGATATCTACGTGGGGCATCTGGATTGGCGTGAGTTTACGGATTTGGATCGGATTCCCGTTCTTCTTATCTTCTTCGATGTACTCGTAATCCAGCTGAACGATGCACCAAATACCGCCGCAGAGCAGCCGGTCAAATTTCTCCGGATATTCGTCGGAGATCGGAACGGCCTTCAGACCCAAGTTGGAGAACTCTGCCTCGTACACATCCCGCTTGATGTTCAGGCTCACCGTGATCTTGTCGATGACGGTATAGCTGCCACGGGAGCGGAGCATGGAGAGGATCTTCTGGGCCTCATCCGGGCGGACGAAATTATCGGCGAGAATCCTTTTGACGTTCTCGACGCCTTTTTCGATGACTTCTTCGTCATCGGAGCTGCAATACTGCCCCAGTAGGAACTCAAGTACATAGACGGGTACGTTGGCCCCTTCCTTGATCTTCTTTGTGAGGTCTTTCCGGACAATCTTTCCGTCGAAGCACTGACGGAGCTTGCCCTTGATGATTTCACGGGTATCCATCGTACCCTCTATGAACTGATCCATGATGTTCCTCCTTAACCGAAGAAGTCGAATTCATCCACCGCAAATGCGATATCGATCTGGAATTCTTCGCGCTGCACTTGCAGGCCGTTCTCGTCGGCGATGACGAGGTAATAGGTCTCAGTATTGCTGTATTTCAGCGATTTCAGATTGAAGCTGCAGCGGAAGGTACGATCCTGCCCGTTGTCGCTGGTCTTGTCAGCGATGATCTTCTGGACATCGCTGATCACCTTTCCAGCGCTGTCCGTGAAGTACAGCTGGTAGGTCGCCGCTTCTCGGTTCCCGCCAACAGGCTCCTTCTGATAGAAGTTCAGGGAGAAGATCATATTGCTGATCTTCCGGTTGGCAGAGAGCAGGCTGATCTCCACAGGCTTCGTGTCGTACTTGCTCCTGTTCCTCTTGTATTCTTTACTCTGGTTCCGCAGGAAGTGGTACTCGATCAACGGCACAACCATCTCCTGCAGGCTGATGCCACCGTGAACGAAGTTCAGGCCGCCGCCCTTCATCTTGATCCGGATCGTCTCGCGGGGAGCCCATCCATCATAGTGCGGATTGTCTCCAGCAATGAACTTCACCGGGAGCAGGAAGTTAGAGTGATAGCTGTTGTGCATGATCGCATAACGCCTGCCAACCTCTATCCGCTGATCGTCCTTCGATTCGAGGTTTACCTTGTCATCCTCCTTCAGCGGGCTGTAGGTGTACAGGAACCCGTGATCGGAGGTGATGATGATATTCGCGCCGCCCCACTCATTGGCGATGATACGGACCATGTTCTTGATCTCCTCAATCGCCGTGTCGCAGGCGGTAAAGATGGAGCTCTCCAGATGACCGGCCTCATCAATGGTGTCGTGGTAGATGTAGACCACGTTCATGCCCTTTATGAGCGCCTGCCGATCAGCTCGCTTCATGCCGATGATGTCTTTATACTTAAGCGCAACACTGGCTGAGTCTGCTGCCTTCAGGAGCTTGTCCCGATTATTCGCTTCGGTGGACTGGCCGTCTGCCAGCACCACCAGCCGCTCAGAGCTGTCAGCGCCTTTGATCTCCGTATGGATGTGCTTGTGCGGAAGCAGCGCCGCCATGCCAAACTTCGTGATCGTCGGGAAGACTGCCTGCATGGACTTCAGGTCCACCTTGGCCTGCGTCTCCCGCTGCAGCTGCTCTGCAAGGGAGGCTGCCACTTCATAGCGCAGGGCATCGGAAACAATCACATACACCTTGCTATCGGAAGCTGCCACCTTCTGGCGATAGAAATCCGCCTGCTGCGGCACTTCCAGAACCCGGCCATACTCGCGCAGATTGTCCGCGCAGGCATCTGACCAGTTGTTTCCCAGCTGACCGAGGAACCACGTGGTATAGAGCCCTTCAACCTTCTCCATCACATGGGTGAAGAGGTCGGACAGCTCCTCGTGGTAGTTCTTCAGGCTCTCGGAATAGGTCTTATGAAACTCCCGGTAGTAGGTGTCCATGATGTAGTATTCCGTTGTGTATTCCTTCCACACCTTCACAGGCTCCACGGTATGGAACCCAGAAGAATGCTCTTTGAAGAAGGCCTGCATCTTCGCTACCTGCAGGATGCCTTCATAGTAGTTCTTTACGTCTTCATACCAGACGCAGGTCCGGCGCTTCTCCACGGTCTGGGTGATCGTGTCCACATCGATAATATGATCACTGATCTCAGTCATCAGCTTCACGAGGATGACCTCATTGACGCACGGGAAGGTCTCCGTATCCACGAGATCGGCCACCTGCAGTTTCATGAACCGCTGCGGGAGTTTCAGCTCGTTCTCCACGTGCTCCGCGATGGCATAGATGTCCCCAGCATCCTCGCTGTGCATCCAGTCGGACACGAAGTCATAACAGTACGCCTGATGCGCAGAGGAGATGAACATCTGGAGTCCAGCAAGGAATTCCTGACGCATCGTCCGAGTGGAGGCCGTCAGCAACAGGTGCGTGGACAACTGGGCAAGGTCGGAATCCATATCCTGGTATCCGGTGCCCTGCGCCACCATGCGCCAGAAGGCTTCGTCAATACTATAACTCACGAACTCCTGATAGACCGCATTGCTGTCCTTCTGGAGACCGGCCTTGAGCACCGCTTTGATGATCGCGTTCGGCTTGGCATCCTTCAGCCCTGCCAGTGCTGCCATGATGGCCATCTGCAGCTGGGCAGGCGTGGCAGGAGTGACCGGCTGAGAGAACACCTTGTTCCGCCGGACTTGCGCATTGAAGAACTTCCGATACTGCTTGAAGCCGCGCCGGAGCGCAGGCGTCTGCGGGATGCCCATCTCGTCCATCCACATGGAAACCAGATCAGCACGGAATTCTTCTCCGTACAGCTCCACATCCAGCAACCAGTTGTCCTCGTCGGACTCATAGGCAAATGGACGGTATACCAGATAGTTACTGGTGGGATCGTCCACAGCCAGCAGCTTCTTCACATAGAAGTTATTGGACCCCGTGAGCGCGACCACCTTGGCACCATTGACCGTGATCTCATCCAGCTTGTCCACGAACTCCTGATCCTCATCGATCCAGATGACAATCCGGCGCTTGTAGAACTCCGGCAGCGGTGCCGCAAAACGACGATTCAAATCCTGTATGATTTTTTCTGAATCCATAGTCGACACCTACCTTTACTTGATCTTTGCCAGCACATCCTTAAAGATTTCGTAGTTGTGCTTCACACCATCATCCAAATCGATCTTGATCATCTGATCGGCGAGGTGATGGATTTTTTCTTCGTAAACCCGGATTTCCTCGGCCTGCGCTTGCAGGGTTGCCAGCTGTTTGGACAGCTTTACCCGCTCAGAAGTAGATGCGCCATTGATGCGCTGCTCCAGATCGGCGATGGCCGTGCGGTACCGGGACTGCTGCTCGTGGACGTAATCCGTGCGAATCCGTGCGATGGTGTCCGGCTGATAGCGATGCATGTAGATCAGGCACTTGAACCCGTTCTTTTTTCCGCTGTCGAAGAGCCAATAGATCGGGCGCTTGCCTGAACTTGCAACCGAATAGATTCCACAATGATCGCTATAAAACTCATTTAGGAAATAATTCCTAATACTATTCTTAGGAGATCCCTTGCCCCCAAGTACTTCTGCAATAAACCTTAAGTTTTCTTCGCATGTTTCCTCACCGTATGCAGCCTTGATAAACTCAACAAATCGTCCGAGGATATCATCTTCAAAGTACTCATCATCGCATATCGGTATAATGGCATCTTTATCAGGCATATAGCAGATATATTTTGAAGCATCCCATGCGCCGCCAGCATATATTAGCCCATCATTATCCAGTGAATATCGACCAAACATACATCCCACAGAATAGGATATTAGGCTTTTTATCTCTCTCTGAACGTTTGCTTTTCTTATAGATACGTCCTCGTCCATTACGTCTGGAGTCAGTTCGCCGTTAAGCCCATAAATATCTATAAGAATCTGATTTATCTTTTCTTCAGCTGTTTTTAGTTTAAGGTATCGGCTATTACACTCGTCTTCCCATTCTTTGTATGCTTCGCGAATTGTGCTTTTTCCTCTCAGCAATGGATGGCGCTTAAATCCCCAAGAGCATTCAAAAGAATCCCAATCATCTTTGCTAATTGCCATGATCTCATCCACTAATGCGTTGATATCATCTCTGGATGTGATCTCTGGTTTATATGGCAAGGCAAGCACAGAACCTACCATTATATTCAGTGTCGGGGCCAAAAAATCTAAGTAGTACCTTGCAACAGCAGAGTTGCAATACGCTATCAATCCCTTTAGTTTATTATCATCTGCATAAAGGCTAAACCCAGCCATGTCAGATAAAAAGCCTGACGTCTTCAGACGGAAAGCTGGTGTCCCAGTAGATATTCTTGACCACGTTACTAATGGCCGGAATTTTAAAGAATCTGCATACTGCTGATAGTGGTGGCCAGTAATAACACTATTATTCTTTATCTCCTCTCCATCGTTCCTCCAATTAATCACCGTACTATCATTTCCATACCATTTCCTAAACTCTCCACCTTTGTTGTATGGAAACCACTTCCTGTCCTGAAAGGAATCAGATACAGAATTTGCTGTAAAGAGAATATTAGCAGGATCAATTTCCCACCACAAATGAAGAAACTTGTTGTTATCTCCCGTTTGAATACCAACAGATGCTGTAGTGACGTCCTTAAGTGTCGTAGCGCCAAAAGCCGCAAAAGATGACGTGGGTACCCAGTATGCTATTGGTTTACCGTCAACAATCTCAAAGTTCTCCTTGTTTGCAAAATATAGATGCTTTCTTGTCAAAAACATCTTTTCTTTATCATCTTGAGATGATCCATCCACAAGTCTGCAATAGCATCCTTTATAAAATGGTATTCGCGTTCTTCTAAAGACAAAGCTTGTTGTCTGTACAACCTCCCCAGCAATTTCCTCAAAAGCTCTTGCGCCTAAGTGAATCATATTAACTGTGTCTACGCTTTGTAATTGCTCGCGAAGCTTCTCGAATGTCGAAATGAACATCCATGAATGCTGTGTTATCATCGCTTGATAGCAGTTTTTCTTTGCCATCTCATTACAACGTTCAATAAACACAGCAAAAAGATCGCTTTTAGAATTTGGATATTCGTTTTTGACGTAGTTATTCAGCTTTCCATCAGCGTTACTTATTCCCATATAAGGCGGATTTGTCACAACGACATGATATTGTTGAGACATCGCTTGTCCAAGATTGATTATCGCCTGCAAACGAGGAGCTGCTTCAACCTCACCATGGATGTTGAGTGGAATCTGCCCTCCTTCAGCCTCCCAGCGAGGTACAGCAAATTTGCGTAACAGATCCCAATCGGCTTTGCTAATACGAAGGATACTTCCGTATTCTTTAGCATCATGAAACTCTTCAATCATTCTCATGATCTGTTTTACTGCATTACCGTACTCCTCTTGCGACATACCGATGCCCATGTCATGGAGAGGTGCTGATGTGATCCCATTACTTTCTTCAAATGCATAGATATGTGGCTGAACACTCCGACTAAAGAACCTCCGATCATACTGTCGCGCCTTCATCATTACGGAAAAATATGACAACTGGGCAGCGCGTTCTTCGATGTCAAGCCCCCACAGGTTGTTCTCCACGATTTTGACCGCAGCCTCGCGTGCGGTATAGCCGTAGTCCTCATAGATACGGACAAGTACATCAAAGAGCACGCAAAGTATGTGGCCCGAACCCATACAGGGATCAATGGCACGGATTTCCTCAGGTTTCAGGGCAGCATATTCCTTCCGGATGGCGGCAAGCTGCGCCTGCACCTCCGGCTCCTGCTCGGCCTCGTCCAGATAGTACTTCCATTCGGATTTCAGGGCATCGTTGGGGTGACCCTCCAGCCACAGGCGACCGAGGCTGTTCTCGACCATGTAGTGGACGATCCAGTCCGGCGTGAAAAGCTGCGTGGCCGCAGGGATATTCTCCTTGGTGATCTTGATGTTTTTCTTCAGATCAGCAAAAACCTTATCTTTCGGCTCGGTATTGTAATACTGATACAGCCAGCCAATGATCTGCACCTGATCGGTCCAATCCTCCTCCGGGATGGTGGTGACCATCTGCTCGATCACGCTACCCTCGCGGAGCAGGTAATCCGGCAGCAGCAGCTCGGTATAGTCCTCGATTCGCTGGAACATTCCCGGTAGAATGCTGTTCAGGGCATTGCACTGTACGATCAGCAGGTACTTGAACAGCTCCTCGCTCTTGTTGGCGCTCTCCAACTCATAGACCTTGTTCATGTCCAGACCTTCAAGCTCCAGATGGATGGCCTCGGCAAGGATCTGTGGCTTGAAATCCCCGGCGTCATTAGTGAACACGCGGATGTGGGAGGGCAAATAGCCGTTGACCTCCATGAAGCGTAGGGCGGCAAAACGGTTAAACCACGTGTAGGCAACTTCCTCCATGACCTGCTCGTAGCCCTTGGTCTTGATGTTCCGGATCAGCGCCTGCCGCTGCCGCTTCTCAGCCTGCAACAGCAGATGGCCGTTTACGCTCTCGGCATTCGGGTCTCCGGCATCCTTCGCGGTGATTCCATATATCATGGCACGCTGGGATTGCCCAGACTGCGTATTTCTTGATTGCATTCTTATCCATAATGCCCTCCGTTAGTTCAGCTTAATGCCGTCGCATCCTTTCAGCAGCTGCTTCATGTTGGTACGAATCTTTTCAACGTAGGCGTCAATCTCTTCCTCGGTCTTCAGGGTCTTCGCCGGGAACATCGCCTGCCGATGGATGGCCTTGATGACTTCTTTCTTCGGAACAACGGGCTTATCTCCTCCACCCGGAGGTGTGACAGGCGGCTGCGGCTTCACCGGTGGATTCACAATGGCCTCAATCCGGCTGACGGTATCATCCTTGTATTGCCAGATTGGCGGCACCAGACCGTCCAGCAGAGCCAACGTCTGGTAGGAGGCGATCTTCTGTTTCTGCTGGGTGAAGTAGTTATCCGCCGTGTTGGAGATGTTTCTGGCTGCACCATTGTCTCCGGCCAGCGTATGGATTTCCTCCATGCATTGACGGACGATCTCCAGCAGCTCTTCCCGCTTGGCATCCAGCATCTTGCCGTGGGAGGCCTTCACCTTCGCCATGAGGTCGTTCAACTCCGGAATGCGGTCATACCGGAACTTGCCGCCGGTGGGCATCATGGTGATCAGGCGGATCTGGTTCAGCGCCTGATGGGCCTCGTCGTCCTTGGCGATGTAGTCGCGGTCGACGGCAAGATCCCGCTCATACTGCACAGCGGCATCAAACAGAGTGACACGAGTCTTGAAGAACTCCTCGACCTCCTGCAGCTCGTCGCGCATATCGTAAAGGGTATCCTCACGGTCGATGACCCGCTGGATCAGCGCCGTGTTATCTTTCTGCTGGGACAGAACATCCTTGATCAGCGCAATAGCCTGCTTGACCTTACCCTGATCCGGATACTTGTGGCCATCGTAGCGGGCATCCAGCTTGGTGTAATGCTCCAGCTCGCCGGTGAACTTCTCCACGATGTGGGCAATCAATCCGTCCTCATCCTCCGGCACATCCATCTCATCTGGATGGAAACGACTTGCCGCTTGGAAATGGAGGTCTTGCCGATCTCGCTCTTCTTGCGGAGCATATCCGGGAGCTTCTGATCGCTGGGCTGGATAGTCGCGCCGCCGTACTTGATGGTGACTTTCTGGTCATAGATCAGCATGGCCACGACCGCCGCGATGTCGATCTCGCGCCAGCCGTAGGGCTTCTTCTGGAACCGATCCTGCAGATCGGACATGGTGGTCGGAAGATTCTGATTGAACTGAATCTCCAGATACTTTTCCACCTTGGCGGCTGCATCACGGTTGGGCTCGGTGCCCGGAATATACTGCTCCTCACCGTGGAGGATCTTATAAATATCGGCATCGGTCTCCGCAAACTTGGTGATCAGGCCGAGGTCACTGTACACGTGGGCAACGAGATACTCCAGAGCCTGGTCGATCTTGCTCTTAGCATCGCCACCCTTGATCTCGATGTGTTCGCCGTCCACATAGAACTCTGCGTCCGCGATGGCCTTCTTCAGATCCTCGGCTGCGGTCAGCTCATACTTTCCAGCCTCGTCCTGCTGGTCACGGATAATATCCTGTACGGATTTGGGCAGCTGCGCAACGTTGCGCTGCTTCACATACTTGCGGATCTTCATGGCGCTTTCGAGGGATTCGTAATAAGGATTCTCCGCCAGCACCACGATGGCCTGCCCGGAGGACTCCGCCATCAGACGCAGCTCGTTCTTCTCGGTGGGATCGGTGGCCACGGTCAGGACGCGCAGCATCATGCCGCCGGTCAGCGCACCGACAGCCTGTCCGTCCACCATCTGGTCGAAGGCAAAGTCATACTTGCCATAGCGGAACTTCTTTGTGGTATAGATGTCCGCAAAAATCATCTGCGCGATGCGGCCCACGATATCCGCCGTCGCTACAGGGGTATTCTTAATTTCACGCTGGATGTCCTGTTCCTCGTCGGTCAGGAAGTTATATGTATCACCGGTGCGCCCAATATAGTTCTGGCTCATCAAACGGTCCAGAGAGCCGCGCACCTGCTCTCGCATGGTGATCTTGTCCAGCCGAATGTCATCCGCCATCAGGATGACGATGTTGTCCAGATTGGCTTTCACATCGTCCACGTAGCGGACCAGATACAGGAGCTTCAGCACATCCACGTCCTGCGGCTCGATGCCGTTGCCGTCGATGGCGGCACGTTCGCAGCGCTCGATTACGCGCCGGATGGAGCTGTCAAGGAAGGTGTGGACGGTATCATAGAAGAGATAGAACGGAGCCAGCGCGTACTCGTCCTTATCCTCGATCTTCTGGGCGGCCTCTTGGAAACCGGACAGCATAGAACGCTCACCGCCGGAGAGGTGCTTGCCGGAGTTGCCGTGCTTACGGATCTCGGCAAAGACCTTCTGCATGAGGATGAACTGATACGGTACGAACGGGAAGTTCTTAGCGAACTCGCCAGCGCCGGTATAACCCTTGATATCCAGAATGGCATCGGTGAAGGAGAACAGGTTCCGCAGCACGGAATCGTTGGCGGCATACACCTGCTCCAGATCGTGCTCGGCCTCGTCCGTCTTCAGAAGGATACGCTTCTGGATGACCTCATCCGCAGAGGAGGAGGACAGGGACAGGCGGGTCTTGAAACGGGCCTGAATACGGGAAAACTCGTTTTCTCGGGCTTTGATGATCTCGTCGATAGCTTCCTGCCCGGTGCAGACAACCCAGACTTTACCCATGCATTCGCTGCCGATCTTCTCCACGAGAGACTGCAAGTTGATGAGCAGGTCAGTATCACCACCGACGTACTGGCCAACCTCGTCGATCATGAACAGCAGCCTAAAATCCTTCGGCTGGCTGTCCACATATTCCTTGATCTCGGAAACAAGCTGGGCAATGGAGGTCTCCACGGTCTCGGTGCCGTTGAACCAGTTGCTGGCTGCCTGTTCGCTCATACCGAGCACTTCCTGCAGGGTGGCAACAATGTCATCCTCGAAGAAAGCGTAGGCATCTCGGGACTCCAGCCATGACGCGCCGTTCTTCTCTTCGAACACGCGTCGGAACTCCTCGGTTTTACCTTTCTTCGCTATGAACTGCTCCAGCTTGGCGACTTTCAGGTTTTCGCCATAGAAGCCAAGGTAGTTATAGAACATCTTGGCAAAGACGCGCAGCACGGCGGTCTTGTCCTTGTTGATGGAGCCTTCGATGTCGATATTGAAAAGGATGGTGTGGGTCAGGCCCCTGGTAGCGCGGTCGATCAGCATGAAGGTTGCCGGATCATCCGCGAACTTTGCCCGGAACCGCTCCACGGTTTTCACGCCCTGCACTTCCTTGTTTTCCAGAAGGTAGGACAGCATTTTCAGGAAGTGGGATTTACCACTTCCGAAGAAGCCGGAGATCCAGACGCCGATATCGGCAGTCTCCTCATTAAAGGATTCAATGTAGTTGTTGAAGAAGGTGATGAAATGCTTCTTCAGCTCACGGGTGATGACATACTCGTTCAGTTCCTGTACGAGCACGCTGCTCTCATCCTGGTCGACTTTGACGACACCGTTAATTTTACGGTTGATGTCGTCTTTGAACATCGATTGAATTCTCATGTCGCGGCTCCTTCCTTATATCACGTTAAACGCCCGGTAGTACGGATTCGGCGTCAGTTTGTCAAACAGTTTCACATAGCGGCCATCGAAGGTCCCCGGATACATCACCAGCACCGGAACATCAGAGAAGTATGGCTGCATCGCATCCAACAGGGCATGAACCCGGATGAACGGGAAGGCCTCACCGACGCCGGTGATCATAATCACATCCCCCGGCTCGTGCGGCTCGTACTGCATCTTCCCGATAAAAGCGGTGTTATTCGCCATACGCTTCATCTGATCCAGCACAAACTGCTTTCCCTTTTTCTCTTCCTGCTGGGCGACCCGGTCAGTGATCCGTTTATCATCACAGATGGAGAGGAATACCTTGTACAGGTTGTACTCGATCAGGTGGCAGTTTAGGCTCTGGTCGGTCATCAGCTTTTCCGTAAAATGCCGGACGGCCATTTCCTCCTTCGGATCGTAGCAGAAGATCCGGATATTCACTTCGTTGCTCAGGCCTTTGCCTTCCAAGAACTCCGGTTCCTGAATCAGAGCCCGGAGGTTGTCAAGGCGCTCCATTAAGTTGCTCATAAGCACGACCTCCTCAATTCAGGCAGTTGAAGGCCGGAAGCGCAAGCTCCTGCCCGGATGCCCGGATGGCGTTTTCCAGCAGCGGACTGATCAGCACCGGATTCAGGTGATCTGCATCTGTGCTGTCGAGGTACTCATTCTCGACCAGAATCTTCTGCAGCACCTGTTTCAGCTTGGTGACCGTGGACTCGCTCCATGTGGCGACCCAGTCATCCTGCTCCTGCAGGCGCATGAAAAACCCATTCAAATCTATCTTACCAAACGAGGTGTCCAATAATCTGTACTTGGACCCGACGACAGTCAGCATAAAGTCCCAGACCAAGCGATACTGCCGCATCATCGCATAGAGGCAGATCTGTTTGGATACATCGCTTGGCTGTGTGGCGATTGCCTGTACCAGCGTTTTGTCCTCTAATGCCTCCAGTCTCCGGAGGCAGGCAAGCGCCATTTTCTTCACGGATTTCTCCGTGGGATACTGGAACAGGTTCTCTTTCACGATACGATCTACGATCTCGTCATTGTTAAGTCCTTCGCAGACCAGCTTTGCCGTAGTACGCACTTCATAGAACAGGAACTGCTCCCGTGTAATAGCGGCATTATAAGGGCTGGCATCGCGCAGGGCGATTTTGTCTTTCTCAAGCATATATGTTTATCCTCCTTCGAGGGAATCACTGCTGGGCAGGCGCATCCTCTTCCAGTTCCATGATATCTTCGAGCTTGCAGTTCAAGCCTTCACAAATGCGGACAAGCACGTCAGTTGTGATATTCTCGCACTTGCCCAGCTTGGCGACAGAGGCCGAGCTGATATTGCACTCTCGTTTTAAATCCTGCTTGTTCATTTCACGATCAATCAGCAGTTTCCAGAGTTTTTTGTACGTGATACGCATCATTCTTCCTCCGTTTTAACAGGGTAACATTAGTAAACATCGTTCAGGAAACCGTATCTACCCTCACCGCGTTTCTTGGTGAAGGTAATGACATTAGCACCACTATTCTCATAATCCAAATTCGGGATGTGGTCCAAGTTCTCAATAACAATCAACTGTCCTTCCTGATGATTCATGAAATAGGTGAACAGTCCGGCACGCATGCTCTCTGGTGCATCCTCTGGCACCTCTTCATCAAGGCCATGAAGCGGCGTATCTATAATGAGGAGACCAGGATTATAAGTTGCGTGTTCTGCAAGGAATTTTCTGAACATCAGCGCAACGACTGTGTTCAAGTACGAGCGGTACCCTTTACCGTGGCTGGAGGCCTTTGCCTCTCCGTTAACCTCGATGTCAAAAGTCGGGATGTCAAACCGAGCAGCAGTGAAATTGTGATATCTGCATTCCGTCAGGATGCTTTCCGCATTCTCAGTCATACCAGTTTGGAATTCGCTGTCAAAGTAATCCTTCGGATGATACACCAGCGGTGTCTCGGTTTCTTCAGTGGCGTCATAATTATCTATGTCCGTTTCCCAGTCTTGCGCGTAAGCCGCAACAACCCGCATCTCTTCGGAGAGCCGGACGTATGCTTTGAGCGCGTTGATGGAAGCCTCCAACTCCGCAGACTTCGGTTTTAGTTCGTCTTTGATCAGCCTGTCAATATCATCGCGTTCCTGACGAAGCTTTTCCAGCGCGGCCTCTATTTCTTCTTTCTCTCGATGGACATTCTTCTCTGCAGTATCGAGGCCTTCTAACTGTGCTATGATTCTCGTCAGTTCTGCTTTAGATGCATCGACATATGTTGCTTTCTTACGATGAACGATTTTTCCTTCACAGAAAGGGCAAGTCGATACCGTGGGGAGTTTCTTCGTTTCTTGCTCTCCTTCAACGATAAACGAGAGTCGCTGGATGTCCGCTTTATACTGGCTTCTCAGGTATTCATACCGGGAAAGCAGTACGTTGCATTGGGCCAGCCGTTTTTCTCCCTTCATGATCTCACCGAGGAGGCTTTTGCTTTTATCCAACGCTGCGGATATGGATTGTTCCGTTGCATTCAACGAAGAAACCATATCCGAAATGGTCTGCTCAACATTGACCCCATCAAACAGCTGCATCTGCTTTTCCAACTGCTCCCGGCGATCTGAGGCAATCTGGATTTTCCCGTTTAGGTATTCCTTAACGGCTTCACGTCGCGCCTTCTTGATTTCCTTCTTCGTCTGGGCATCGGCATTTCCAAAATCATGCCCATAAATGAGATACAAGAGCGAAGATAAGAAAGGCGTCTTCTCGTAATTATCTGTGGGCTCAAAGATTGCCTCCTCCGAATCAATACGGCCTTCTTTGACATAGACAAGACGAAGGAGGCTCGCCCAAGTCATACGTTCCTTATCGAAGCGGGCATTCTTTGTCACTTCTGGTTCCTCATTGAAGCCCAGAAGCTGCATCATGATCTCATTCAGCACCGGCTTTGGATTTTTCGTGGTCTTCGGAGGCTTCTTTAGCGCATAGGTCCCGCCTTCAATCCAATCAATCTCCGGTGCAGACACTTCTGCAGAATTCTTGCCAACTTTTCTGGAGATCGTTATATCGCCTTCGTCGGTACTCAGAACGACAACGGCTTCGTTGAAACCTGACGACTCCTTGAATGGAGTCTTCAGATGCTTCATGTCTCCACCGAAAACAAACTCTATGCATTTTACGATACAGGACTTTCCCGTATCCGAACGCCCCTGAATGATATTCAAACCCTCAGTGAACTCGACGAATGACGTCGGCTTAGTATCGCTCTTCGCGATGACCTTTTTGATATAAAATCCTGCCATGCCATTCACCTCCTGAGCGATTCTTCGGACGTTGTGTTGATTACCACCATAATATCCTCGTCTTTCATGGAGCGATATCTGGCGGCTGTTATCTTTGCCAGCCGTTTATAATCCGTGGCATACTGCGTGACCATGTTCTCAGCGACACCCTTTCCCGCAGGCGTGATCTGATAGAAGAACCCTTTATCAGAAGTAAGTGCCTTCACCGATCCATTCAATACCAGCTCCCGTAGGGCTATCTGGGTCTTGTTTCTGCGAGAGGCAAATTCGCTCAATCCAAACTCATTATCCCCATGCAGGACTTCTTCCGAGAGCCCAAAGTCCCTGCTATAGATAGTCATTACATCGTAGGCGGCAATCCGATCTACCGTCATGGGCACGTCCCCGGTAACAGAAAGCAGCAGCATGAGCCGGAGAGATACTTCAAAGGTTGAGTTAAACAGTTTCTGCATCTTTACGTACCCACGACTCTATCGTTCCGTCATTCACGAGAATATGACAGATTCCTTTCCGTTCCATATTTCCGATGAGATTGCGGATCTGGACCAATGTTGATAGATCCAGTCTCGTGTTTGTTATTTTCTCCAGCACAGCGATGAGGCGGTCGTACCCTGAATCATAGCGTTTTCGGTACGTCATGTTGATGCCTTGCCATGCGTCTTTTTTTAATAATTCAAATTCGTCTTCGCCGTCGTCAAAGATATCCCGGATAGAGTGCTGGATGCCTTCCGCACTGAAATAGCATTCCTGTTGATCAGCAAAATCCTCCTGACACCAACCAGGTAGAGATGGAAGGTCGTCTTCCGTAATAACCCGGTCTGTGATCTTCAGGGCCTCGGCGTAGACATCGCACAACGCCTGAAAGCACTTCAGTCCTTTTTTTATATCGTCCGGGAAGATTTCCTTCCGGATAATTATCTCCTCACCACAAATATGCAGCTTGTCGCCTCTGCGCTCGATTGTCGCAGGGGCGATATCTTTTATACGCTTTCCAGTTTCCTTGCGTTTGAAGTCCAAGGTGGTTACATCATCATCCTTGCCTTCCGCACGAAGGTTGATGATTTGGAACATGATGTTTGCACAGATCTCCGCGACATCATCCGGGTGAGCATCAAAACCATATTTGGAAACATCCGCCGCCATCTGTTGACGTGCATCAAATGAATAGGACGTTTCCACGTATTCTGCAAAATGCTGTTCATCGGATCTTTGAAGTAGGATTGCGGCATCCTCTTGCGAGATTTTCAGGCGCTTGCCGTTATAGATGCCTTGCAGTGTTGGAGTGGACTTGTCATACAGAGGATTGACTTCTTTCCCGTTATGTCCAAGGGATTCCAAGGCGGTATCTTCGAGGATAGCATCGGTAAGTTTGAGGACGCACATCGCTGCGTCTTCTTTTTTATCAGTCCGGTACTTGTGGAAGATGTGAGCTAAATCGCAAAACCTCACCAGACACTTCCTCCTTTCATGTATGCGGTGATGTATGCCACTGTATGCGACTGTAGGCGGCTTTCACGAGCATTCTTTTATACTATCCATGCGAACTGGAGATAGGGAGACCCCATCGCAGAACGCACTGCTGATATTATATCACAGTTGATCGTCATCCGCAATATCTTGACTGCGATGGCAGACAAAATAGTTCGGATGCACGCAAAAAAGTTTCCCTGCTGACAAAGCAACTACCCCTACGGATTTTGAAAACTGGATGGTGAATCGAAAATGATGAGCAAGAAGGACTGGATCATAAATTTGGAGAACGCCGCCGCTGAAGTTTCCACCCTTTTGGGGAAGGAAACCGTGCAGCACGTTCTCCAGAAATACGATGCAAGATCGATTGAAGACTTAAGCCCCTGCTATTACAGCGAGGTGTTTGATGAGCTGGACTTTATCACCACCGACGCCCGCGACTGAGGATGCCGCGATAGAACAGGTACGGGCCTTCCTCCAGAAGATCTCTGTACCACGCAGTCTCTTCACTCTGATCCGCGTTCAGTTCTTCAACTCGGCGGTGGAAAAGCTGGCCCACAACCTGACGGCTCAGCTTACCTTCAAGCTCCTCTGCCACTTCCGCATAGGAGCAGCCTCCTCGAAGGACCATGCGCACAACAGCGTTATCCAGCCTTCGTGTCGTTCTGGCATAAGGGCTGGCGAAAGAGAAATCCGGATAGTAGACGCATCCACAACCAGGGGCTTCGCACTTGCTCTTTCTGAACTCCAGAGAGACGGTGACGAGCGCAGCGTCCTTACCACGACGGATTACATCCAGATAATCCCGGTGCATGTTTCCCTGATTGCGGACCGCACGGTTTCCACAACGTGGGCACCCCGGACGAGCCTTCGAGGGGACGAGGATGCAGAAGAAATGATTCCTATCGCCCTTACCCTTCACGACCAGAAGCTCTGGCAGATTGAGCTCCCTCGTCCGCCGTTCATCAATTTCGTATTTACCACTTTTCATCCAGTCCACCGCCTCACCAATATCGCTCCCTATAGTTTACCACCAAATTCTTGACAAATCTACTGCGCTATTCGGAGGCTTTCGATATAGTGTACAACGCCACCACAAAGGCATTGGAAATACTGTCCCGAGCAAGACATTAAAAGGCTCCGGGTCACCTACGTGATCGTTCCGAGTGCACATAGAGGAACTGTTCGCCACGGCGGTGACACCGACAACTGAATACAGGCCAGCACGCGAACAGCTGGACGCAATCTGAAGCGGAGACTTTGTTCTCCCGCATCGGGTGGGATTTCTGCGTCCATTTTGCCGCTGGCACCCATATACGGGCTCTCCGCTTCTCCACACCGCACCAGCGGCTGTGGGCCGAAGGAGGGCCTGTATTATGCAAAACTTTGAAAACCAGAGTAAACCCCACCGTCTTTATGACAAACCGACACGTACATGGTTCGAAGTTCCTGCAGACGTCTACGAATCATATACGCGGGAATGCAACACCCACCGGAAAAAGATGCAGGACCACGGTCTCTGCAACTGCCCCCGGAAAAACTGGTGGCTCTGCGATATGGTCTGTATGGACTGCGAATACCGCAAAGCCAATACCATCTCCTTGGATGCGCCACAGGGCGAAGACGAAGACACCACTTTGATGGATGTCATTCCGGACGGACGTACCCTTCTGGAAGATGACGCAGCTGACCGTGACCTTCTGGCCCGCCTGATCGCGAGGCTCAGGGAACTCGATCCGGAAGCCGATACCATCCTCGCTCTCTTGCAGGAGAACGACAGCATCTCTGATCGGGCAATCGCCAAGGCACTGGGCCGCCCACAGCGGACCTTCGCGGATCAGATGAAGCGCATCCGTACCGAACTGCGGAAAGTCCGTGGCTACTGATTCTATAATGTAAGGTCCCGCGGCCAGAAGTTTTTTCACTTTTTTTGATTTTCCTCCGCTCAAATCCGCCGCCCATCTCCAGAGGAAGGTGTAAGGCAACGACACCGGCCTTTCAGAAACGGAGGTGAGACGACATGGATCACAGCAACCGCAGAGACAGCGACATCGCGTTCGAAGAAATTCTGGTGCTCAACGCGATCAGCCTCGTATCCGCCCGCATGGCGAGAAGGCTGGCTGCCCCGAGGAAGGAGGAAAACATCGTGAGCAAAATGAACGACATGGCTCAGACCATCGAAGAGCTCCGCACTGCTGCTGCCGCAATTACTGATGCCGCCAACTGGCTGGCCCAGCAGTTTTCCGGCGAAGACAGCAATCAGCAGCAATCTTCTGAAACTGCTGCTATTAGAGAGGAGCCCAAACCGGTACTGACCTTGGAACAGGTCCGAGCAGTACTGGCGGACAAGTCCCGCGCTGGACACACCGCCGCTATCCGGGATCTCCTGCAGAAGTACGGCGCATCCAAGCTGTCGCAGGTCGACCCCAAGAACTATGAAGCCCTTTTGAGGGATGCGGAGGTGCTGGACAATGCCACCTAACGGACACGCGCTTCTTTCCGCTTCATCCTCAGACCGCTGGCTCCACTGCCCACCATCGGCAAGGCTGTGCGAGGCCTACGCGGACAAGGGCAGCGACTACGCCGCCGAGGGTACCGACGCCCATGCGCTCTGCGAGTACAAGCTGCGTAAGGCGCTGGGCATGGAGGCCGAGGACCCCACTGAGAACCTCAGCTGGTTCAATCAGGAGATGGATGACTGCGCCACCGGCTATGCCGCCTTCATCCTCGAACTGGTAGAGGTCGCCAAGGAGACCTGCGCGGACCCGGTCGTCCTGATCGAGCAGCGGGTGGACTTCTCCCGCTGGGTGGAACAGGGCTTCGGAACATCCGACGCGATCCTGATCGCAGATGGCACCATGCACGTCATCGACTACAAGCACGGTCTCGGCGTTCTGGTATCGGCGGAGGACAACCCGCAGATGAAATGTTACGGCCTCGGCGCTTTGGAGCTGTTCGATGGGATCTACGACATCGACACGGTGTCCATGACGATCTACCAGCCCAGACGCCAGAACGTCAGCACCTTCACCCTTTCAAAGGATGACCTGTACCGGTGGGCCGACGAGGTCCTGAAGCCCACAGCGGATCTGGCCTTCGCCGGTGACGGGAACTTCCTGTGCGGCGAGTGGTGCGGCTTCTGCAAGGCGAAGAATGAGTGCCGCGCACGGGCCGAGGCCAATCTGGAACTGGCCCGGTACGACTTCAAGCTGCCGCCGCTCCTGACGGATGAGGACATCGAGGACATTCTCTCCCGCGTGGACGATCTGGTCTCTTGGGCCTCCGACATCAAGGAGTACGCCCTGCAGCAGGCGATCAGCGGGAAGGAATGGCACGGCTGGAAACTGGTCGAAGGCCGGTCCAACCGCAGGTACACCAACGAGGCTGCCGTCGAACAGGCAGTCACACAGGCGGGCTATGATCCCTACGAGCGGAAGCTCCTCGGCATCACGGCCATGCAGAAGATGCTCGGCAAGGCCCGCTTCGACGAACTACTCACGGCTTACATTGAGAAGCCGCAAGGCAAACCCACGCTCGTCCCGGAAAGCGATAAGCGTCCGGCGATGAACACAGCAAAAAATGATTTTATGGAGGATTACGACAATGACTAAGAATGTAAAACCCAGCAACCCCATGAAGGTTATCACCGGCCCGGAAACACGTTGGAGCTATGCCAACGTCTGGGAGCCCAAGTCGATCAACGGCGGCACGCCCAAGTACAGCGTCAGCCTGATCATCCCGAAGAGCGACACCAAGACCCTGACCAAGATCAAGGCCGCCATCGAAGCCGCCTACAAGGAGGGCGAGGCCAAGCTGAAGGGCAACGGCAAGTCCGTCCCGGCACTCAGCGCCATCAAGACCCCGCTCCGCGACGGCGACACCGAGCGTCCGGATGATCCGGCCTATGCAGGCTGCTACTTCATCAACGCGAACGCCACCTCGGCTCCTGGTATCGTCGACGTGGACCGCAACCCGATCCTGACCCGTAGCGAGGTGTATAGCGGTGTCTACGGCAGGGCCAGCATCACGTTTTACGCTTTCAACAGCTCCGGCAATCGCGGCATCGCCTGCGGCTTGAACAACCTGCAGAAGATCCGTGACGGTGAACCCCTCGGCGGCAAGGCCAGCGCAGAGGCTGACTTCGCTACCGACGAAGACGAAGATTTCCTTGATTGATGGAGGTGCCAACTATGAATGCTACTACGATTCTCTGCATCCTTCTCCTTTCCCTCTACCTGCTTCTGGCGGTGTTCTGGATCGTCCGGTCCATCATCGATGTCATCGACGACCGGAAACGCGAGAAACGCAATGCCCAGTGGGAGGCCGAGCGCCAGCAGCTTGAAAAAGAACGTGCCATGCGTGAGGTCGAATACCATGAGGCTCGTATGAAGGAACTCGACAAGCAGTAATCTTCAACCAGCGGGTGGCGGGTGTAATCCTGCCACCTTGTTGGTATTGGAAAGGAACGTGATCATGAGAACCCTCAGTATAGATATCGAGACCTACAGCGACGTGCCTCTCCAGAAAAGCGGTGTATATCGTTACTGCGAGTCTCCCAACTTTGAAATCCTGCTCTTCGGGTACAGCGCCGACTCCGGCCCGGTGCAGGTGGTCGATCTGGCCTGCGGCGAGAAGATCCCCTCCGACGTACTGGACGCCCTCACGGATGACGCCGTGACCAAGTGGGCCTTTAACGCCAGCTTTGAGAGGGTCTGCCTCTCGCGGTATCTGCGGGATCTGGGGATTAGTCTCGATCCCTTCCATGACCGGCATCCCCTATCGCAGGAATGTGCCCAGTTCCTGAACCCGGAGAACTGGCGCTGTTCGATGGTCTGGGCCGCCACGATGGGCCTGCCGCTTTCACTGGAAGGTGTCGGCGCAGTCCTCGGTCTGGAAAAGCAGAAACTCACCGAAGGCAAGGATCTGATCAAGTTCTTCTGCCAGCCCTGCGCTCCGACGAAGACCAACGGCCAGCGCACCCGGAACCGCCCCTTCCATGCTCCGAATAAATGGGAAGCCTTCAAACGCTATTGAAATGGATACCCGGTCCCGGCAGGAGCTGACCACGGCAATGAAGCGGCTGACGTCACTGGAGAATCCCAACAGCGTACAGCAGATGAAGCAGTGGCTCTCTGATAACGGAATGGAGACCGAATCCCTCGACAAGAAGGCCGTGGCGGAGCTTTTGAAGGACGCGCCGGAAGAACTCCGGGAGGTCTTGTCCCTGCGGCAGCAGCTGGCCAAGTCCTCCGTACGGAAATACCAAGCGATGGAGAATACCGTCTGCTCGGACAACCGTGCCCGTGGCATGTTCCAGTTCTTCGGCGCTGCCCGTACAGGCCGGTTCTCCGGACGGAATATCCAGCTGCAAAACCTGCCCCAGAATCACCTCCCGGATCTGGCCGAGGCCCGTGCTCTCGTCCGCGCCGGTGACTTCGATGCCGTAGAGCTCCTGTATGAGGACGTACCGGATACGCTCTCGCAGCTGATCCGGACTGCTTTCATACCCAAGGACGGCACACAGTTTCTGGTGGCGGACTTCTCTGCCATCGAGGCCCGCGTCATCGCCTGGTACGCCGGAGAGATCTGGCGGCAGAAGGTCTTCGAGAAAGGCGGCGACATTTACTGCGCCAGCGCCAGCCAGATGTTTAAGGTCCCGGTCGAGAAGCACGGGATCAACGGGCACCTCCGGCAAAAGGGCAAAATCGCGGAACTCGCGCTCGGCTACGGCGGCTCGGTTGGAGCCCTGAAGGCGATGGGTGCCATCGAGATGGGCCTAACCGAAGACGAGCTCCCGCCGCTGGTGGATGCATGGCGGCAGTCGAATCCGAACATCGTGAAATTCTGGTGGGACGTGGATCGGGCCGTCATGGAGGCCGTGCGGTATAAGCACACGACCAGCAGCTACGGACTGACCTTCTCCTGCCGGAGCGGGATGCTGTTTATCACGCTGCCCTCCGGACGGAACCTCGCCTATGTGAAGCCCAAGGTCGGCACGAACAAATTCGGCGGCGAGTGCATCACCTACGAAGGCGTTGGCGCGACGAAGAAATGGGAGCGGCTCGATTCCTATGGCCCGAAATTCGTGGAAAACATTGTGCAGGCCACTGCCCGCGATATTCTCTGCCACGCCATGAAGACGCTCCGGTGCTGCAGCATCGTCATGCATATCCACGACGAACTGGTCATCGAGGCCGAACCCCGGATGTCGCTGGATGCCGTGTGTGAGCAGATGGGCCGGACCCCACCGTGGGCAAAAGGCCTGCTGCTCAGGGCTGACGGCTATGCCACACCCTTTTACAAAAAAGATTGATTTTTGCCCGCTCAAATCAGGCGTTCATCTCCAGTGGAAGTTAGAGGTGGACGCCTTTTTCTATGTCCGCCCGGAAAGGAGGATCGCACAGTGACGATCAGCAAGTACAACAGCGAAGGTTATCTGGACCTGACCGCACACGACGCCCTGACGGCGATTGAACAGGAGCAGCGCTCCCTTCGCGCATTCCGGCCCATCGTGTATATCTGCTCTCCCTATGCCGGAGACATCTCAGCCAACACCGAGGCCGCAAGGCGCTACAGCCGTTTTGCCGTCGAGGCCGGTTACATCCCCATCGCGCCGCACCTGCTGTTCCCGCAGTTTCTGAATGATGCCGATCCGAACGAGCGTGAGCTTGGACTGTTCTTCGGGAACGCCCTCATGAGCAAGTGCTCGGAGATCTGGGTATTCGGCAGCCGCATATCTGCGGGCATGCAAACAGAGATCAACCGCGCCAAGTGGAAGAACTACCGCTTGCGCTACTTCACCGAAGACTGTCAGGAGGTTTGAGACTATGTACGAAATCAAGGAAAAACGCCGTATGCTGCCGGACGGCACAGAGATCACGACTTATACCCGCGATGTGGTCAGCGCCAACATCCTCGAAGTAGAGGCTGGGACCACCGGTTTCATGGGAGGCGACACCGGTCACGGCGGACGCACCTATTTCCGCATTCAGGATGAAGGCAGCACGGACATGAAGGTAAACACCTATGTCGACAGGTATGGCTGCAGAGGCTTCGAGGTATTTCTCGGCGGCGACTGTGAACTGGAGACCACGATCCGCGCTTTGAAGTTCATCACCAAGGTGCTGGAGGAAGAATCGCAGGAGGTGTACGACTGATGTTCACGATCTATAGCGCCGACGTCACTGGCAACCCCGGTAACTGCTCCTATCCGCACAAGCACGTCATTCTGGACGAGGCCAGTCTGAAGGACGGCATCTGTCACGACTATGTGTGCGCGGAATACCGGAATAATTACCGCAACGGCGATAACTTCATCGGCAGCGACTGCCTGCCGGTGGACTGTGATAACGACCACACCGAAGACCCAGCCGGTTGGAAGACGCCGGAGGACGTCATGGAGGCTTTCCCCGGCGTGACCTTCGCCATCCACTACAGCCGCTTCAATATGCGGGAGAAAAACGGAAAGCCTGCCAGACCCAAGTTCCATGTTCTGTTTCCCATTGACTATGTGACCGACGCCGCCCTCTACAGCGATATGAAGAAGCTGGTCAATTCCATCTTCCCGTACTTCGACACCAAGGCGCTTGACGCCGCCCGCTTCTTCTTCGGAACCAGCACGGCGGATGTCGCTTTGTATCCGGGCCGCATGAACCTGACTGAGTTTCTGGAGGAGGACGCCTTCGACGATGGCATGCCGGACGGCCAGTACGACGGTAACACGATCATCCCGGAAGGCAGCCGTAACGCTACCATGTCCCGTTTCGCCGGTCGGGTCATCAAGAAGTACGGCGATACGGAAGAAGCCTACCAGGCATTTCTGGACGAGGCGGCAAAATGCGTCCCGCCGCTGGAGGTGTCCGAGCTGTCCACCATCTGGCACAGCGCTCAGCGGTTCTTCGCTCGTATCCGGCAGCAGGACGGCTATGTGTCCCCAGACGTCTACAATGATCCCACCAGTTATAAGCCGGAGGATTATTCCGATGTCGGGCAGGCCGAGGTGCTGTCCAAATTCTTCTCCAAGGAGCTGCGTTACTCCCCGGCGACCCACTTTATCCGCTACAGCGATCACTACTGGCAGGAATCCGAACCCGGTGCACAGGCAGTCGCCCATGAACTGACCCGCCGCCAGATGAAGGAAGCCGGTCGGGACCTGATGGCCGCCATTGAGAAGATGAAGAACAGCGGTGCCCAGACCATTCTCGACGGTACCACCAAGAGCAAGGCCGAACAGCTAATGAGCGATGAACAGCTGAAGATCTATCAGGAGTTCCTCGCCGCACAGGCCTATCGCGCCTTTGTCATCAAGCGCCGGGACTCCAAAAACATCACGTCCACGCTGAAGGAATCCCACCCGATGCTGGAGATCTCGCCGAGGGATCTGGATGCGGACTGTTTTGCTCTGAACACCCCGGACGCTACCTATGACCTGCGTCTGGGCATGGCCGGTGCGCGGGAACACTCCCCGGAGGACTTCATTACGAAGATCACCTCCGTCACGCCGGGATTGAAGGGCCAGCAGATCTGGCAGGACTGCCTCAATCTCATCTTCCAGCGCAATCAGGAGCTGATCGACTACGTGCAGATGATCTGCGGACTGGCCGCCATCGGTAAGGTCTACGTCGAGGCGCTCATCATTGCCTACGGCGATGGCCGGAACGGCAAGTCAACCTTCTGGAACGCGATCTCCCGCGTGCTGGGCCTGTACAGCGGCAACATCTCTGCTGACACCCTGACCGTGGGCTGCCGCAGGAACATCAAGCCGGAAATGGCCGAGGTCAAGGGCAAGCGGCTCCTGATCGCTGCCGAGATGCAGGAAGGCGCTCGCCTGAACGACTCCACAGTCAAGCAGCTCTGCTCCACGGACGACGTGTTCGCAGAAAAGAAGTATAAGGACCCGTTCTCCTTCAAGCCTTGCCACACGTTAGTGCTCTATACGAATCACCTGCCGAGGGTCAGCGCTTCCGACGATGGGATCTGGCGCAGGCTGATCGTGATCCCGTTCAGTGCGAAGATCACCGGCAAGAGCGACATCAAGAATTACAGCGAGTACCTGTATGACAACGCTGGCGAAAGCATTCTGGCGTGGGTCATCGAGGGTGCCAAGAAGGTCATCGAGCTGGAATACCAGATCCCGGTGCCGGAGAGCGTACAGAAAGCAATCAACGAATACCGCAGCCAGAATGACTGGTTCGGCCACTTCCTTGAGGACAAGTGCGACATCGGCGAAGGATATAAGGAAAGCTCCTCCTCGCTGTACCAGGCGTATCGGAACTACTGCATCGATACCAACGAGTACGTGCGCAGTACGGCAGACTTCTACTACGCCTTGGAGAGCGCTGGTTTTGAGCGTGTGGTCCTAAACCGGAAGCGGTATTTCAAGGGACTGCGTATCCGCAATGACGACGATCCCGGAGAAGATTTCCTGACTTAAGGGCATGGATGACAAGGTGTATCAAGGTCATATACAAAAGTCCTCTTAGGCCTATAAAAAATAGCCTATGAAAAAGTTCGGTAAATACCATTGATACACCTTGCACATCCCGGATTAAAGCCCTGATGGGAGGCAAGTATGAGAGAAAAACAGATCGAAAACAAGTTAGCTTCAGAAGTCAAAAAGGCCGGTGGCATCGCACTGAAATTCGTGTCTCCGAGTTTCGACGGAATGCCCGACCGCCTCGTTTTACTACCTGATGGCCATATCGCGTTCGTGGAACTGAAGGCTCCCGGCAAAAAGCCACGTCTGCTGCAGCTGGCACGGCACCGGCTCCTGCGGTCACTGGGCTTTCGGGTATACGTCATCGACAGCGTGGAGCAGATCGGAGGGATGCTGGATGAAGTTCGAGCCTCATGATTATCAGGCCTTTGCCATCGACTATATCGAGACTCACCCGGTGGCTGCAGTCTTGCTCGATATGGGTCTCGGCAAGACGGTAATCTCCCTGACTGCCATCGCGGACCTTCTGTTCGACAGCTTCGTGGCCCGCCGCATTCTTGTGATCGCACCGCTCCGGGTGGCCCGCGACACATGGCCTGCCGAGCTTGAGAAATGGTCGCACCTACAGCACCTGACCTACGCCGTGGCTGTCGGCACCGCCAAGGAACGCCGCGCCGCTCTGATGCAGAGTGCGGATATCACGATCATCAACCGGGAGAACCTCAGCTGGATGATTGAGGAAAGCGGCTTTCCCTTCGACTACGACACCGTGATCGTCGACGAGCTCTCTTCCTTCAAGAATCACCAGTCCAAACGGTTCAAGGCGTTACTGCGAGTCCGTCCCAAGGTCAAGCGAATCATCGGCCTCACCGGCACGCCCAGTTCCAATGGTCTCATGGACCTGTGGGCAGAGTTCCGGCTGCTGGATATGGGACAGCGCCTCAGACGGTTCATCACGCAGTACCGGAACGCCTACTTCACCCCGGACAAGCGCAACGGCGAGATCATCTATTCCTACAAGCCGCTGCCCTTCGCGGAGGACGCGATCTACCGGAAGATCTCCGATATCACGATCTCCATGAAGTCCACCGATCATCTGAAGATGCCGGAGCTGGTTTCCACCCAGTACGAGGTGCGTCTCTCCGACGCGGAGGCTGAGCGGTATGCGGACCTGAAGCAGGAACTGATCCTGCAGCTACCGGACGGCGAGGTCACTGCTGCCAATGCCGCTGCCCTGACCGGGAAGCTGGCCCAGCTGGCCAACGGTGCGATCTATGCCGACACCGGCGAAGTGGTCGAATTCCATGAGCGGAAGCTGGATGCTCTGGAGGACATCATCGAAAGCGCGAACGGCAAACCCCTGCTGGTGGCTTACTGGTTTCGGCATGACCTGCAGCGGATCAGGGAACGCTTCGATGTCCGAGAGCTGAAGTCCAGCAAGGACATCGCCGACTGGAACGCCGGGAAGATCCCCGTGGCGGTGATCCATCCCGCCTCTGCCGGTCACGGCCTCAACCTGCAAGCCGGTGGTTCCACCCTCGTGTGGTTTGGCCTGACCTGGTCCTTGGAGCTCTACCAGCAGACCAACGCCCGCCTGTGGAGACAGGGTCAGAGCGCCGGAACCGTAGTGATCCAGCACATCGTCACCAAGGGCACTATTGATGAGCGCATCCTGAAAGCCCTGCAGGCAAAGGACAGAACGCAGTCCGCCCTGATCGAAGCGGTTAAAGCGGACCTGAAAATCAGATGACAACATTCGACAATCTTCGACAATCCGTGCCAATCCGAGGGAACACTTATCGGAGGTACAAGGATG